GAGGCTCGAGCTGCCCGCGAGCGTAACGGCGACGATCTGGTATTCGGCGGCCGCGGCTGCAAGGGACGAGGTCCCAGCGAGCGTGACCGCGGGCGACCGGAGCCCCGCTTGACGGAGCAGGACGTCGCTCGGACGGGTCGCGCCCGGGTAGAGGCTGACGTCGGTCATCAGCCGCCGACCGCGGCGAGCGTGTTCACCGTCGTCCCGTTCACGTCAGGGCTGCCGGGCAGGTAGGCGACGACGTAATAGGTGTCGGCCGGGTTCGCGGTCTGGAAGCTGTAGTTGCCACCACCGTCGGAGACGTTCTGCTCGACGAGCACGTCCGTGACGGAGCGGAACAGGTGGACGGTGCATCCGCCGAGCGCGTTCCCGTTCGCGTCGCGGGTGATACCAGAGACGACGTAGATCGGGCCGCGGCCCGCTTGCCCCCACCAGCGCATCCCCGACCCGGGCACTCCTGGCCGTGGACTCGCCGACGGCGACCTCACCGCAGCCTCAGTTGTAGCTTCGGACGGGAGTCACCCACTGGCAGGTGTACGACTGAGACGCGACGCTGATCGTCAAGCTCACGATCATCCCGGACGCGGCGGTGTTGTCGATCGACGTCGGCACCGCGCCCCCAATCACGTACACGATCCCGGTCGCCGCCGCGGCACCCTGGACAACCACGAACCCGTTGCCGGTCACGGTCGCCCCCGATGCGGCGAGGCCAAGCGCGCGCACGGTCAGCGTGAACTCGCCGTACCACGCCTGCCCCGTCAACGACGCCGGGGGTGCGGTCACGTTCGACGCACCCAGCGTCACGTTCGACGACGGAGTGGCGGACTGCCCAGCCCGCGGCGTCCACGTCAGCAGCCCCTGGGTGGCGGTCGAGGTGAAAACTCCGCCGAACTTGATGTTGTAGATTTTGCCCGCGTACATCGAGTTCGCCGGAATTGGCGTCCAGATCGCCGGAACCCACAGGTTCGTCTCGGTCGCCGACGCGGTCACCGCTGTGAACGAGGACGGGTTCGCGACCGTCTGCCCCTCGAGCCCAGTGAACGACGGGGCGGGCATCCCGACCATGTCCGGATGCTTCGCCGCGAGTTCGAGTTGGCGCCGCACCTTCTCGGGTGCGCGCTCGAGCAGCCACGAACGGTGGAACGGGCCGAACGGGACGCCGGAATCCTGCTCGCGTTCGATCAGGTCGTCGATTGTGAGGCGCCTGATCGTGTCGGGGGCAATCTCTGCCTGCCGCTGGTCTAGGACGAGTCCGCGCATCACGCCTCCGATGCTGTGAGTCCGAGGGCGTTCACCTGAGGTGTGTCGCCCGCGTTGATCGCGGTCGAGGTGATCGACCCCCAGTAGACGATGTTCCCGGCGCCGAGGGTGGGGCTGTCGAGGATCGCGAAGAACGTCGCGGTCTGCAACGACCCCGCGTTCGCGGCGAACGTGATCGCGGTCGCGTTCTGGATGTTGCCGCCGCCCGAGGATGCGGGGAAGTTCGCCGTGTTCGCCGTTACCGCGACGCGCGCATACCCGGTGTACGAGCACTCGCCCGCCGTCGCCCCCGTCGATGCCTTCGTCAGTGTCGCCGTCCACAGCGCCATGTAGAGCGTGGCGCCGGGCGTGTAGGTCGCGTTGTTGAAGATCGCGTTCAGGACCTTCGAGATCGCGTCGTTGCTTTTCCCGGAGGCCATGTCAGGTCATCTCCACCGTGACGGTGACGCCGTGGTGACGCTCATGCCACGACTTGTCCGTGTCGGTCGCAACCCTGAACGTGCCCTCGGCCTCGTCCAGCACAAGCCGGACGCCAGGCTCTCCGTCCACGACCGACCAGTGCCAGCCGTCCCGGTAGCAGACGTCACCCTGGTAGAGGTCACTCTTCGGTTTCGCCATGTTCGTCCTCGTCGTGGTAGGTCACTTCGAGAGTGTCCCCGTTGCGGCGGACGGTTGCCCCGCGCGGACGCTTCTCCGCCGCCACATGCACCTCCGGCGCGGTGGCAGGGGCGACGTTCACGGTCGGCGCCGGGTCCGGCTGGCGGTTCGCCTGGCGGCCGATGCTGCGCGCCAGCTCCTCGACGGCGTCGATCATCCTGTCCGGGATCTCGAACCCGTCACCCTCGCCCGGGACGGGGATGATGACCGTGTCGCGGCCATGCCCGTTCAGACTCCGCGCCGGCGCGCCGACATCGCCGACACCGACCGGCGGCGCCTCGCCCGGTGTGGGTGGCGCGTCCTCGGCGGGCTCCTTGCCGATCTTCAACGGCTCGGTGCCGACGGGGGCCATGTTCACCGGGAAGTAGTAGACGTCGCCGTCCTTCTCGATCGGCTCCTCCCCGAACGCTTTCCGCTGATCGTTCGCACTCGCGGACCCGGACATGAAACGCTTCTGCCAGTAGTCCGCCTGCGCCGCGCTGTCGCCTCTGAGGAGCGCGTCCACGTCGAAGCGGATCTGCACCCCCGGCTGGAACAGGAGCATGTACCGGGACCAGGCGTCCTCGATCCGTTCGAGCCACGGCCGCAGCGTGTAGCGGACGAACCCGATCGACTGCTGCTCGATCCCGGTCCCCCACGACGTGGTCTTTTCGAGGTTGCCGATCATGTGCGGCGGCACCCGGAAGAACCGGGCGATCTCGTCCACGCTGAACTTGCGCTGCTCGATGAACTGGGCCTGCTCCGGGCTGATCTGGATCTGCTTCCACACCGCCCCGCCCGTCAGCACCGGCGGCAGGTGCATCTTCCGGAGGCCGCTGTTCGAGTTGCCGAAGTCCTGCTTCAGCTCGCGCGCCTGCTCGATCGTCAGCTCGTCCTCGACCTCGATCACCCCGGACGCGTTCATGCCGTGCCCGAAGTAGCGAGCGCCGAGCTCCTGGCCAGCGATCCCCGACCCGAACATGAGACGCGCCACCTCGAGCGTCCCGATCCCGCGCGGCCAGGACGAGTTGGGCTGGAACGCCATGATGTGGAACATCTCCGACCCGGCGCTCACCTTGAACGGGCCGACCGGGGACTGCATCCCCTTGCCGACCATCACGTAGTAGTTCAGGGCAAGCGAGCCGTCGTCCTGGAACTCGCGGCGGACCTGCACCCAGCGCGGGTCGAGGCACCAGACCTCGACGATCTCGCCTTTGCGGTCGCGGACGGTGTAGAAGAACGCGTTCCCGTCGAGCAAGAGGCTCGCGACGGTGCCGAACTTGAAGTCCACCGAGGTCTGCTCGGGGTTCGGCACGTCGAGCCAGCCCGGCCGCGGCTTGTACTGCTTCAGCACCCCCGCCTGCCGGGTGTACGTGTCGATCGGCAGCGTCGCGACCGAGTCGCTGATGAGGGAGACGCACGCCCAGACGGCGGAGACGCCGAGGGCGGTGTCGCGGTTGACGCGGACGCCGGTCGCGTCGTCCACGCCGATGTCGAGTTCGCCGCGGCCCCACGGGATCATGGACGGCGAGATGGCGCGCTGGGCGACCGGGTCGCGCTTCGCGAGGAGCGCGTCCAGGAGCGTCAACGGAGCCGCCGGTCGAGCGCGGCCGCGAACACGACGGCCAGTAGGCCGCCCACGATGAATCCGGCGGGACGGTTGACCGTCTCCACGCCATACACAATGCACGCCAACCCGGACAACTCGACCAGCTCGGAGAACAAGGAGCGGGGCGAGAGTCGAACTCGCGGCAAGGAGGTTATGGGCCTCCTGCCCCAACCGTGGACCCGCGCGAAGAAGTTCATCGTCCCCGGATCAGGCGCGGGACGAGCGCCGAGCATGTCCCGGTCGTAAGCATGTCCGTGAGTCTAGAGCGGGCTGCGGTCGTCCCCAAATGACGAACGGCCCCGAAGGGCCGCGCGTCAGAGATGGTGCCGACACTACACGTGTCCCCCAGAATGTACGCCTACACGGTGGACAAGTCAATCACCCTCGGCGCGGCCTTCGGCTTCTTCGACAACGCCCCCGACCCCCAGAACGCCAGCGTGGCCGCGACCAGCGGGCAGATGTCCGCGTTGCTGTTCTTCCTCGACCACGCCCACGCGTCCCCGAGCGGCCGGCTCGTCGCCCCACGCACAGCCGACCCGAGCTCATGCGTCCCCAGGTGGCGGAGCGTCTGCTGCTCGACGGCGTCGAACAGGAGCCCGCACGCGTTCCCGTGCTCCTTCGCGCTCACGGTCGTCACCTCGACCCCGGCCTGCTCGAGCTGCGGCAGCAGCGACGCGGCCGGCCCTGCCCCGTCGCAGACGAATCCGACCGCCGCGTGTCCGGCGCTGTGAAGCTCCAGGAGCCTCGGGACGACCCAGCCGGTGCCGCGGTCATGCCGGATCACCTCGACGTGTCCCAGGCCGTCCCGTCGCTTCCCGGCGGCACAAATGGCGGCACTCGACCTGTCCGGGCTCACGTCGAACGCGAAACAGACCGGGTCGACCATCTCGGAGTCGTCGTCGGCGAGCGCGTCCCACGCCTCGGGGCTTATCACGACCTCCGATTCGGTCGGGTCAGGCCAATCGCCGACACCCAGACGCTCAACCGCGAACTCGCGAACGCCCAGCGTCACCTCGCGCTCGTGGTCGACGAAGTCCATCGAGATCCTGATTCCGAGCGACGGGTTCGCGGCCCGCGCGTTCTCGACGTCGGCCAGGAACGCCGCCGGCAGCTTCGCCGGGTCGTCCTCGTAGGCGGACGCATCGGCCGACCATTCCTCGTAGGTGACCCGGTCGGCGCCCCCGATCGCCGCGGCCCGCACCCGTGCGAACTCGACCCCGTCATGCTTTGGGTTCATCCGGTCGACGGCGCTGCCGACATACCAGACCTGGTAGTTGCCGTCCATCGACTTCGCGGCCTGGGTCGGGATCAGCGCGGACGCGGCGGCTGCGTTCAGGATCATCGCCTCGTCCGCGGCGACGAAGTCGACCTCGGCGAAGCCGCGGCCACCGCTCCCGGTCCGTGTCTTGAACATGACACGGGCGCCGCTTCGCAGCTCGATCGCCTCGGCCCCCTTGCCGCGCGAGACGCGCAGCACCTTCCGGTCGAACTCCGGCACGGACTCAATCGCCTGCAAAAGCCGCCGGAAGTGCTCGCTCGAGGTGGCCTGCTCGTGGGCGGAGTGGATGAGTAGCATCTCGTCGAGGACGAACAGGCCGGCGACCTCGCGGACGAGCAGGATCTCGCCCTTCCCGTTCTGGCGGCCGACGCAGAGGCCGACCGTGTTTGCCGCCCAGCGGCCGTCCGGTTTGATCCCGCTCGCGTCCAGGATGACGTCCTCCTGCCAGCCGTCAAGCCGTACCCGCAGCCGCCGCGCCACCTCGAGGATCAACGGCCCGAGTGACCGATCGGACTCGGGGACGACCCTGATCCGGGGCGCCCGGCTACCTGTGACCACGAGCGCGCCGCACTTCGGCCGTCAGAATGTCGAGCGCGTCGTCCGCAGGCTCTTCGATCGGGACGGATGCCCTCAGGAGAGCCATCGTCTCGTTCAATGCCCGAGCACACATCGACTTCGACGTGGCCGAGTTCTCGTCGTCGAGCTCGCGGGCGAGCGCCAACGCGGTCGCCGCCTCAGCCGACTCGTCCA